AGTCTGTTGGTTATCAGGAGATGTTAAGACAATATATTAAAGAACAATCAGAACAGTTAGGTATGTTTATACCAGGATTGGAAATAAAAGAAAATCCTAGAACTAGGAAATCATATAGACTAGAAAGTTTACAGCCTATATTCTCTAATCATCAAGTATTCATTAAAGAAGGACAACAGGCCTTACTAGATGAGTTATTATTATACCCAAGAGGTAAACATGACGATTTATTAGATGGTTTTTTCTATGCTAACAAAAACTGCTATAGACCCCATCATGAAGCTAAAAAAGTATATCAAGAACCTGACTATATGGACAATGTTAAAAAAAGTTGGAAAACATTGTAGATTTTACTTGACAAGTACTAAAAAAAATTATAAATTATCTTTAAAATCTAATGTTAATTAAGGAAGTAGAAAAAAAATATAAGTTTACGGTAGAGGACGTTCTTAGAACTTTAGATGGTTTAAGTCCAATACCTAAAGATTATATTGAAGTAAAAAAACTAGATGCCGAAAAAACCGAAAAGCTCACAAGAGAACAGACTACAGAATCCTCTAGATAAGGACTATACTTTTGGATTTCAAAGAGGTTCTATACAAGATGCATCAATTCATCCTGAGGTTAAAGAAACATTAGAATTATTCGATGAATACAAATCTGCTCGACAAATATGGGCACAACACTATCAAGAAGCACTAGAATTTAGAGCTGGTGCACAATGGACACACGAAGAAAAAGAAACATTAGAATCACGTGGACAAGCTCCTATAGTTGTAAATAGAATACATCCGATTGTAGAAACAGCCAAATCCTTATTAACATATAATTCACCACAATTCAGAGCTGCTGCAAAAGAAGACTCTGATGTCAAAACAGCTAAAGTCTTTTCAGACTTATTTCAACATGTATGGTATGTATCTTCTGGAGATGAAGAACTCAAAAAAACTATTGATGACTATTATGTAGGAGGTATGGGAGTATTTCAAGTTTATCAAGATCCTGGAAAGGATAGCGGTAAAGGAGAAGTATTGTTAAAATCTATAAATCCTTTAGATGTTTATATTGATCCAAATTCTAAAGATCCATATGCTAGGGATGCTTCTAATATAATGGTTTGTAAGTACATGACAGACGAAGTTGCTAAAAATGTATATCCTTCATTTATGGATATTATAATGGAATCAAATCCATCTCAACTAGATGAAGAAGAAACTCCAGCTACTAATCTTGCTGCTACAGAAGGACAAATGTTTTATTCTGATGAAAACGGAAGAAAACATACAAAACGTAAATATATCGAAAGATATAGAAGAGTTTCTGTTCCTTATTTCCATGTATACGAACCTTTTGCTAATGAAGAGTTTGTATTTACTGAAGAAGAATATCTTGGATATTTAACAAATTATTACTTTATAGTTAGAAAAGTAACTGGCGAAGAAGAAATAATACACGATGACCAAGGTATTGCTATTTTAGTTCAACAGATTGTAGACGTTGGACATGTATTTCATTTTAGATTACCAGATCCTAAGTTTGATGAAATGGGTCAACCTATACAACAACAAGTAGAAATTGTACCAGGAGTAGAAGATGAAGATGGTATACCTGGATCTACCGTTCAAATTATACCTATGTCGAAAGAAGAATTAATAGGTACAGGAAGAATTAAAGTAAATAATATTTTAAAACCATGTATACAACAAACAGTTTCTGTTGGTGAATCTTTACTATACACAAGAATGCTACCTACAGAAGATTATCCTATAATTCCTATGATGAACGTACATCACAGAAATCCATATCCTGATTCTGACGTAAGGTTATATAAACCATTACAGGAATATATAAATAAAATACGCTCACTTATAATTGCACACGCAAGTACAAGTACAAATGTTAAACTATTAATACCTAGAGGCTCAGCTGATCTTCGTCAAATAGAGACGGAGTGGAGTAAAGCTGGAACCAGTGTTATTGAGTTCGATGCTGAGCTAGGTGCACCGATCGTTGCTGGTCCAGTTCCATTACCTAATGAGTTATATAAGAATGAATCTGATGCTAAATATGACTTAGAATACGGATTCGGTATTTTTGAGTTAATGCAAGGTGGAGCTACTAATGCACCATCGACTTATAGAGGTACACTGGTAGTTGACGAATTTGGACAACGTAGAATTAAATCTCGTAGAGATGATATAGAAAACTTTTTAAATCAAGTTGCAAAAGTTGCAATACCTTTAATTCAACAAATGTATACAGAGGAAAAAGTTATAAGATTATTGCAGCCTAATGGAGAGCTTAAAGAAGAAAGAATTAATTTTTATCAACAAATGGATGATGGGACAGTAAAAAGATTTCATGACATTGGAGTAGGTAAATATGATATACAGGTAGTTGCAGGCTCAACATTACCTTCAAATAGAATGGCCTTACTGCAAACTTATCAAGAGTTATATGCAGCAGGATTGATAGATCAAGTAGAAGTATTAAAGAAATCAGAACTTGTAGATGTAGAAGGTGTACTAGAAAGAAGTGGACAAATGAAACAATTAATGATGCAAAACGAGCAATTACAACAAGAATTAAAGAAGGTCAAGGGAGATCTTCAAACAGCTGAACGTGAAGAAATACATGCAAAGAAACGTTTAGAGGTAGAAAAATTCAGTGGCGATCTAGATAAGATTACTAATCGTGCTGATGCAAGTGCTAGCTTAATGAAAGCTAGACTTAATGATGCGAAAACAAATCTAATGAACTCCGTAACGCCTGAGGGGACAACAAACGAGAACGAAGATATGTTCAGTGCGTTGACTGAGGATATGGAGAGTTAGGAAGGGAATAAAATGGCAGAAAACATAGAAAACATGGACCAGGAGCAAGGACAACAACCAGAACAATCGACTGCAAACGATTCTGGCTTACAAGAAGACATCTTTACTGAAATATTTGGAGGACCTGCTGTAGAAGAGTTTGTTGCAACAGACACTACTGAACAGCAACCAGATTTTTTAGGGGTGGAACCTTCGGAACCAGTTCAAGCACCTGCAGATCCAAAGGATGATAATAGTCAGTTTCAATACTGGCAAAGTCAAGCAGATAAAAAACAGGGTCAAATTGAAGAGTTGAAGGAACAGGTAGCTGCATTATCAGCTCCTAGACAAGAAACTCCTCGACAAGAAACTGCAGTTCAACAGGAAATAGAGCAAGTACAAAAACCTATTAAGCCTAAGAAACCTGCTGGATTTAATCATTCTGAAGCTCTAGATGATCCAGAGAGTGAGTCTGCAAAGTATCTTACTCAAAAAGATCAATACGTGGATGACTTAGCTAACTACATGGAAGTTGCTGAAACTCGAAGAGAGCAATCCGCTGCAATGCAAGAAAGACAAAGACAAACTTCATTACGTAACCAACAGGTTATGACTGAACTACAGTCTAAATTTTCTTACAATGCCGCTGAAGCAGCTGACTTTGTAGAAGTTATGAATGATCCATCTTCTTTGTCTTTAGACAATTTAGTGCAATTACACCAAATCCGTAGAGGAAATAGAACTAATGCAGGTCAAGTAATCAGTAGAGAACAAAGACCTGACGTTCAACAAAAGGTGGCACAAATGGAAAATAGACAAAGAAACTTAACTGTTCCCCAGCCATTAGGGGTACAACCTGGAGCTAATGTGCAGTCAAACAAAAAAGTAGAAGATCAAATGATGGATTCTATGATTGGAAATTTCAAGAAAAAGAATCCGTTTTAATTAAAAAAGGGGAAATACAATGAGTAATGTATATACTAGTACTATTACAGGTGTAAACAATGCTTCTAACGTACAAGGTACTTCTATCAATAACGATAGAAGAATTTTTAACTTTGGCGAGAGAATTGCTGAATTAGCACCTGCTCAATCACCTTTCTTCACTTATTTGTCAATGGTTGCTAAAGTGCCTACAGACGATCCAGTGTTTAAGTTCTTAGAACAGAGACACCAGTGGCAACGTAGAAACTTTCAAGTTGAAACAGCGGTTACTTCAGATGCCGCAGGTGCAACTAACAGTGGTTTAGATATCGCTGCAGGAAAGAATCTATACGTTGATTGTAAATATGACAAATATGGAAGAAGTGTGAGCACACCAGTTGCTCCTGAGTTCTTATTAAAAGATCAAATCTTAGCTATCGAATGTGATTATGACGCAGACGCTAGTGGTGGAAATGATGCAGCAGAACCAGACGCAATTGCATATTATAAAGTAGGAGAGATCGAAAAAACAAGTTCAGCTAAAGTGAAAATCAAAACTGCAACTTTCTTAAAGTTAATGCTTAAACCAACTCGTTCAGCAGATGGTGCAGAAGCAGCAACAGCAGGAGAGCAAGAACCAGCAGATGCATCTAAATTAATTTTTAGAGGTGAAGCAGATGGTCAAGTAGTTGGTACAGCTTATGCTGAAGGAACAAACGACCCAGAGGGTTGGCACGATCAATTCTATAACAGAGAAGGATACTGTCAGATCTTTAAGACTTCAGTACCTCTATTCTCTGGTACAGCTCTAGCTACACGTTATCGTGGAGTTTCAAACGAATACATGAGAGTATATCAAGAAAAACTTATGGAACATAAGATGGATCTTGAGCACGCTATGTTATTTGGTGTTGGAACAGACGATCTAGATACTGATGGCGGAGGCCCAATTCGTAGAACACATGGAATCGTACCTTATACTGAACAACATGGTAAAGTGAAAACTTTCGCATATGGATCAGCTAATTACGATCACTTCATTGATGCTATGGAAGACGTCTTCTCACCAGAATCTGGAAACAGTGGTGAAAAGCTAGTATTGGCTTCAAGAAAAGTACTATCATGGTTGAATAAACTTGGTGGTTCTTCATTCTTAGGTAATACAATGAGTGCTAACAGTATGACAGGAAGTGGAATTGACATGCAGAACGTAGATGGCCAATTTGGTCACCTTGTGACACGTGTATCAACTCTATATGGTAATCTAAACTTTGTTTTAGAACCACTATTTAGAGGATTCCATGAAGATACAGCTATCATGATTGATTTAAATAATGTAGCATACCGTCCTTTAATGGGTAACGGTGTATCACGTGATACTCAAATTATTACTAACGTACAAGACAGAAATGTTGACGGTAGAAAAGACATGATCCTCACCGAGGGTGGTCTTGAAATTCAATTACCAGAAACACACACTGTATTGAAATTTAGCTAATAGTTAACATAAACAGGGGGAGTTGAAATATACTCCCCCAATTTAAGGAGAGAGACATGAGTGTTTTTAAAAATGCGTTTAAGAATTTATTAGGCGGAGCAAGACAAAAAGGTAAAAGAGAGATATTAAAAGATGCACCTATGGCACGTAGGATAGTAAAAGATGATCCTGCAGCATTTACATATGGCAAAGGTCGAAAACCAGGATCACGTTTTAGAGGTAATCCACGTTATAAAGGTGAAAGATCTTTAGCAGATTTGCAAAGTCAATCACAGAAACTAGATTGGTTAAGATCTGGTGGACAAAAGCCAAAAAGTGCTGGTACTATATTAGAACAAAGAAGAATGGATCAAATGATTAGAAATAGTGATCGTAAAACTGGTGTTGATCTTCAATACTATACACCAAAAGAAGGACAAGCAGCTATGGTAGATTCTTATAGTAAAACTAGAAATATGCCATCTAGTACATTAGAAGGACAGCAAGGTTTTGTTTCTGAAGCATTTGGATTTGCTGATGATCCTTATAAAATGGGATACAAAGGCGGTCGTAAAACAAATCTATCAGATGCAGAGTATTTAGCTGCTAAAGCTGATAAAACTTTAACTAAGACTAAAGCTGATAAGAATTATTCCTTATCTAAGAACATGACTACAAAGAAAGCTACACCAGATGAAATTTCACCTGTAATACTGGATGACATCGACTTTTAAATAAGTAGAAAAGGTAAAAATAATGAGTTTTTTAACTGAAATAGAAGCAATTACTGGAACTTTAACATCTGCTGAAAAAACAAATCTAAATGTTTTTTTACCAGAAGGAGTTAAGTTTATTACAAAAGCATTGATGCAAAATGAGTCTATTGTACATCAATTAACTAAAGAAATAGATATTACCAATGCTAACGGGTATAGTCTTGATAATATTTTAAATATTACAGAAGTAGTTAGAAGAGATAACGATTCAAACAATAGCAAGAAAAGATTGTGTCAAAGAATACCTAATTCTAGAAAACATGATTTGAGCGATACAAATAGTATATATTTTACAAATAAATACGGTCCTAAGTATTATATACAAAATGGAACTTTGTTTATTTATCCAGATCCAACTTCTAGTGAAAAAGGAGAACTACAGGTTATTGAGCCAGATAGCAGTGTTACACATGATCAGAATAGTGGAGCTATAGATAATTTTCCTAAAGAGTATGAACGTGGGGTTATATTATATTCTGCTATTCAGTGTATTAGAAAGAAGATGCATGATACAGTTGAGCCTTCTATTTCTGGAGGTTCAGATTTAACTACTATAGAAGCAGGAGACGTAGAAACAGCTGCACATAGATTAGATTACCCTAAATGGTGGGACATGGTAGGAGATTATTTAGCTGACGAAGATATAGAATTAGCTACAGCAACTTTACAAAATATAGCATCTTATTTAGGTGCATATCAAACTGAATTAAATTCTTCTAGTACGCAATATCAATGGCATGAATCTCAGTATATTAAATTGCAACAAGAATTATTACAATGGTTAGGTAATTATATTCCAATAGGGGGAGAAGAATGAAGTTACAACAAATGATTGAATTAGTACAGAAGCATCACCCTGAACTATCTGAAAATGAAATTATTAATCTATGTAATCAAGCACAAGATGAGTTTTGTGCTAGAACTTTAGTTTTAGATGGAGCTACAAAATTTAATACAGTTGCTGACCAAAGATTTTATGGATTAAAAGATGAAATTTTAGAAATCAAATCGGTTGATTTTAAAAATGAAGACGGCGATACTATAGAGATTAAAAGATTATTAGGTAGGCCGAAATATAGGGATATTGACTAATGGGAACTACAAATTATAGCAGAATTTATACACGTGCTAGTAAACAGCATGTATGGTGGATTGAACGTGATTCTATAGGAATTGCTTTATTAGATTCATTAACAACGGAAAAAAATAGATTTAAGTCACCAGATGGCGTATATGAAGTTACAATTTTTTATTATAAGAAACCCGATCCTTTAAAAACTTTAGATGTAGCTGGTGCTGACTTAACAGATATACCAGAAATACCAGCTCAATTTCATCAGTACATAGTAGATAAAGCTATTCAGTTGGGATATGAACAAAAAGCAGAACCTAACATGGCTGTATATTTTGATAGAAAATTTGAAAAAGGAATTAAGGAGGGTAAAACATTTGCTAATAGAGGCAGAATAAGTGGATCTTTCCAAATTCAACAAAATGATATGTAATGGCTAATAATTGGATAAAAGGAGAACTAGGATTACAGTATTTCAATTCTGTAAATTCAACATTTGATGAAATGATCGATGGTTTTGCTGATAATATAAAATCTCAGTATACCAATGAATCATTAATTCTTAATCCTACTTTTACTGATGATGCAACTGCTGTAAATAGAAAAGTAGCATCTAGCAGTATATATACAGATGTTCCTAATATATCTGATCCAACTTTTTCAACAATTACTATTAATGATTACACTTTTCAAGATCAAGCAAATATTGATGAACCAACTTTTGAAGATATAGGAGTAAATGCATAATGGGTGGAAGTTTAACAAAACCAAATAGAATTAAAGATGTATATACTAAATTAGTATTTTACGATAATGGTAGTTTTAAAATAGACAACGGAAGTAGTGATGAGGTTATTACTTCTGCAACAAGTTTTAGTGGAGACACTAATTTACACGAGTTAGATGATACTAACTTAACAAGTCCAGAAAACCATGCTATGTTAAAATATGATAGTAGTAGTGGCAAATGGATTGACGATAATAACATATATGGAGGAGACTTTTAGTCTCATAGGAGAAAAAAATGGCGAATGTAATTCAGATTAAAAAAAGTGCTTATGATGGCACTACAGCTCCCTCTGGAACTGGGGGAAGTGCGCAGCTAGCTTATGGAGAATTAGGTTGGCTAAATAACAATGGTTCTGCAGGTAAATTATTTAT